TTAGATGCCGCTTGCTAAAAGTTGATACTCCAGAGAGGGGGCGGGATGATTATGCCTTTGCCACCGAAGCCCTTAAGACATTAATCATAGACAGCATGGATGACGAAGGATATGTTGTAGTAACCACACACAAGACCGGAAAGTATGGTCGGTGGTTAGTTGATATTGGAGAAGATGGTCACATTAATAAGACTATGGCAGAAAGATGGCCCTATTAACTGAACAGGAACAGTAAAATGAGTTTTAATCGTAACGATAGAGATATTCCGACTCCTCTTAACATATGTGAGCATCAATTTCCCAAAACTCAAAAGCATATAGGCAGAATGAAGAAGTTTAGTGATTACAGAGGGCGAAGAGTTAAAAAATTAAAAGAGCTATACGAAGAAATGGAACCAGAGTACCATAGAATTTGTACATATGTAGACCCTGTAGACGGAAGGAGAAACGCTCACGAACTGTGGGAAATAGAGGAAGCCATATCACCCTTTGATTTACCTAATTTTGAAGAGCTAATGCCAAAAATTACGGAGTTGAATGAAAATGAGCCAGATAGTTGACATAAAAAAAGCCTTTGAAGCAATGAAAAACGACAACAAGTCTATCCCAGCCCCCAAAAAGAGAGGCGTCCCAACAAAAGAATGCCCAGAGTGTGATAATAAGGCCCACGCAAGAGCCAGTAAGTGCAAATGCGGCTATCAATTTTATATTCCTAAGAAAAAGCAGCAGGAAATTGATGCCTCTAATTGGCGAGACTTAAAAAAGGGTGATATAATAAAGTGTATCGTTGGGAGTGGCCCATACTGGCTTAGTAAGGACAAGCCGGGGGAAAAGATAATGCTTGGGGAGAAGGGTAGGTTTGAAGTAGTGGAAATATACGACAATGGCCCAAAAAGCTGCGGGATAATTGGTCTCCAGTTACACACAAGAGGCAGGAAGGCTAACGTGAGGGAGTTTATCTATATGGGCGAGTCTAACTATAATGAAGAACTTTGTAGTTACAATGAACCACACAAGATATTAGTGTTGGAGAAAAATGAATAACGAAAATAATTACAGGGCTAAGATTAAATTTGGTACTGTGTTTATGCTTGCTGCTTTAATTACAGCATCCATTAATGGGTTTAAGCCAAGCTATATGACTGAGCTTTGGCTATGGTCTGCGTGCTTTTTTCATTCTGTGTATGATTAGGCTAACTACTAACATGCAAAAGAGATATATAAAATATAAATCTGATAGAATGAGATTAATACTAGCAATCAAAAAAGCGTTTGATAATCTCTTGGAACCCACAACTACAGACTCCCTAATTTCCTCTAGGGCAGAAAATGTAATAGATATACAGTATGCAAATTCAGGGGTTCTGGAGCGAGGACAAATAAAGATAAACGAAAAAACTGTTCGGGTGGAGTCATCAAAAAAGTTTTTTACCCTGCTAAAAGAAGAAATAAGCAAAATCAAAGAGGATGAAGATGAAAATAGGGTACTGGAAAAACGTGGGGACAACTCTTTTCAGGGAAACGGTTGAGATAAAAGATGGGTTTAAGAATGAGCTTTCTATAACCATAGAAGAAGACAAAAACGTGAAAAGGAAGTTTTTGGTTAACAGGGATGGTGTTTCATTTAGGCTTGTTAGGCAAGAAAGTGTCATTGATAATGAAGAAGTGATTATGGAAAAACATTTCACTCATAAAGAATTTGAAAGGATTGTTGAAAATGAAAAATCCTGAAAACAGTTTACATTGGTATCTGGAGCAAGCTAAGGCTGTAATGTGTAAGTGGGGTCAGCCTTGGATGATGAGGGATAATGATAATGTGGGTCTGGTGGCCTACTATATGATGGTTGCAGACCAAACATATGACCCATCTAGGGGGGCTAAGAAGTCTACTTGGAGAATACTTAGGGCAAGATACGCATTAAAGAATATCATCTCTAATAGACGCAAGAAAAAACCAATATCTCTGAACACGATAATAGGAACTTCCGGCTCAGGAAAAGAAAATGAGCTAGTAAACATGTTCTATACTACCGGAGACGAAGAAGAAATTGATATAGAAAACATTATATCTAAGAGTAGTCTAACAGAAAAACAGGAAAGATATATAAGAAAATATGTAGGCGGCAAAAATATGATTCATATAGCTGAAGAAGAGGGGATTTGTAAGCAAGCAGTTAGTTATACTATAGCTAAGGCTGTTGACAAAATGAAAAGGAAGCTGAAATATGAATAGGCTAAAAGGAATGACTTGCTATCTATGCGGGCCTATGGACAGGGTTCCAGATGGCGGGGTTGAATGGCGAGAAAACATCTCGAAGAAGTTAAAGAAGCTGGGCGTTGGTGTGTTTAATCCATGCGACAAGCCAAGCGACTTTGCTCCAGAGGATTATAACACCAGAGAAAAAATTTCCAGTTTGAAAGAAAATGGGAAATTCGATGAAGTGTCTGAGATAATGAAGCCAATTTGCTCAGTGGACTTAAGGATGGTTGATATAGCTCACTTCGTAGTAATGAACTTAGATTTAGACGTTCATCTTTGTGGCTCATACCATGAAGCGTTCGTTGCTGTTTCCCAAAAGAAGCCGCTAATCATACGATGCAAGCAGGGAAAAGAGGATTTGCCAAACTGGATGTTTGGAATTGTGCCTCACGACATGGTATTTGACGACTGGAGTGGGGTTATGGGATACTTGAAGCATGTAAACACAAATAGTAATGCAGACAGTCACAACAAATGGCGCTTTTTCGATTTTGAAAAGGTCTATGGGGAAACATAAATGAACAATGTGTGCTAAAAGATGGTTTATACTTTACAGCATTTTGTGGGTGGGTGTAGGTCTTGTGTCTGCCTATGATACATTTTGGCTGGTAAAAAATAGAGAGTTCATATCTTCAATAGAAAAAAATCCACTTGGGCTGTGGCTTATAGAATTGGACGATGGGGATGTGTCCATTTTTGTTTCGCTAAAACTTGCCGGAACAATGCTGGCTCTTGGAATTTTAGCTCTCTTATATAAGTGTAAGCGAAGGTGGGCTTGGGTCTGTATGGTATCAGTGTTTACTGTTCAGGTTTTTGTCGTCTGGTATATAATTTACGGAGGGGTTGAGGATGTAATGGTGTCATAAAAATTTCGGACTGAACTTGTTGCAAATTGGGCGTGAGTGGTTTAGAATAACGATATAGGATGGAACAAAATAAGGAGAAAAAAATGAACGAGACACAATTTATACTGACTCTTGAAAAGACGACCAAGGCTTATAGATGGTCTGTTAATGGAAAGAACCAACTTTTAGGTGTTGCTAGAAATGGCGCTGACAGGGGAAGAACATTTAGTCCTTTAACTGCTGTTTGTCGGTATACCGGCAATGGAACATTTCGAGACACCAAGAGAGGCCAGAGGTCTGCCGCTAGAAATCTTTCGGTAAGCACAACTCTGGCCGACAACGTAGTAAACGCAGGTAAGGCGTCCTCGAATAGAGGAAATTACCAAGTGCTTCGCGGCAGAATGAAGCTGGCTCTTGGTGTAAACGCTATGGCGTAACATTATTACTATGTTCTTTCTAGATGTCGTAGCGGTGACGACCTTGCTACGGCATCTTTTTAGGAGTAATTTGTAGTAGCCCATCCTTCCTGATTCGATTCTACAAAATTCTAAAATTTGTGGTTGACAATTCAAAATCAAAACCTTACACTAGGCTGGGTGGTCGGATAATAAGAAGTTAAAGATTAAACGGGGGGCACTTTAAAACACCTACTAAACTTAACACATTAATTTTCTTCCTTTGCTATACTCTAGGAGAAGTTCTATGAACACCTTTACTAAAAAGATTTCTGTTTTTTGCGCTGCTGCTTCGTTTTTTACACTTGCCAATTACTCCATAGGTCTACAGAAAGAAGTTTCTCGGCTTGAGAGCATCGTGCAGCTTGAGGACTTACGCTCCAATGTTAACTCGGAGTGGCTTAGTGAGATTTTGTATAGTAGGATGTCTGACCTAAATGGGCTAACAAGCGAGTCTCTTATCCAGCAGGGGAGGCTAGAGGGAATCACAGCCTTCCTTAGAAACGAAGAAAATTTTTCTTCAACTTGGCATGAGGGTTACGAGCAAGGTTTAACTCAGAATGAGTATATTGCCGAAATGAAGTATGAGGATGGATACCATGCTGCTATGGAAGACGTGTACCCAGACCATGCAGTTATTATCGAAAAGCGCCCCGTAGAAGAAGGAGCCATTCTTATCCCTTCTTTTGACGAAAGTGCTGGAGAGACTCTTCAAAGCACAGAAGAAGCTGTTGAAGAGTTTAATAAGAAGGCAGAGAACCTCTTTAACCAAGAGGACGAGTAACCCCCGCCGACGCTAGCCTCCACTGGTGTTCTGCTGGTGGGGGCTAGTTGTCTTTTTAAAGGAATGATATTATGTGGACAGTTTCACCGGGGCTTGCCTTGGGATATTCTCACTCGGTAAACAGGTTCCTTGTTAGCGAACAAGACTTTCTTGGTTTTAAGAGCAACCCTAATTATAATTCAATCGTGGGCATGGCTACTGACTGGCAAGCAGAGGTTTGGTACAACAATATAAAAGACAGCTTCCCCTCCATCTTTAACAGGATGGATGAATTTATAGTTAATGACACTGTTGGTGAACCCGCATTGTGGGAATCCGAAACCGGCCCCATATCTCCCAGCACACTTAGGTATTTACACACTTTATGCGATATTAAAACACACTTTGGCTCTCTTAACAATAAAAGCGTTGTCGAAATAGGGGTGGGGTATGGTGGACTGTGTTACATGCTCCATACTTACTATGATTTGTTTAACTATCATCTGGTAGATTTAGATAACGTGGTGCTTTTAACAAGAAAATACTTGAATAGAATTGGTATGCATAAAAGCATCTCCTATGCTTCTGGCATGCAAAACATGCACACTCGCTCTTTTGGAAGCGAAGAAGAAGTAAAGATGCAGCCACATGGATTTACCTATGATTTAGCCATTAGTGAGTTTTGTCTTTCTGAAATGGATGATGCTGGAATTGATGATTACTACGATGAATACATATTAACATCAAATAGCATATACTTGCTGATGAACATGCACGACGAACTTAGAAAAGCAAACTTTATCAAGAAGGTTGAGAAAGATTTTGATATAGAGGTTCTTGAAGAATTTCCTGTATCATCGTGGCCTAACTATGTTATAATAGGAAGCAAGAAATAGCATATGGGACTGTAGCTCAGTGGTTAGAGCAGTCGTCTTATAAGCGACAGGTCGATGGTTCAATTCCATCCCGTCCTACTTGGAGAATTAATGCCTAGAAAAAGAAAAATATTTGATATAGGTCAAAGATTTGGGATGGGTGTTATTATTGCCGACATGAAAATCCGTGATAAACATGGCCACTATCGGTGGCTTCTTCAATGTGATTGTGGAAATAAATATGAATCTCCGACGGGGAGATTAAACGCTGGCGACACTAAAAGCTGTGGATGCAAACGTTGCACCACAGGAAAAGGTTCGCATGCATGGCAAGGTTGTGGAGATATACCGCTGGGATTTTTCAATTCTTTCAAGATTGGGGCTGGTAGGCGGGATAAAGAATTTTCTATTACGATAGAGGATGTGAGAAACCAATGGGAAAAACAAAAAGGCAAGTGTGCATATACTGGCGAAGATTTAACCTTTGGTGTGCGGGCGTGGCGACAAGAAAGAACAGCATCTCTGGACAGGATTGATAACTCAAAGGGGTATGTGCTGGGAAACATAGAGTTTTGTCATAAACATATAAATCTAATGAAACACAGTTTTGAAAAAGAGCATTTTATTAAAATGTGTAATCTAGTAACGGGTGGTGTATAAAATAATGCCTAAGTTTTATGTAAAATCCGGTGAGTTAGAAGTTGTTCTGGTAGCTAAAAACCCTTTTGATGCCTGCTGTAGAGCTATAAATAGTATTACAAAAAGAATTACTGTTGACCATGAATTTGATGTGAACAGAAGAGGCTTTGAAAGCTCGCCAGAGCTTTCCTTTGATGTTGAAACTGTAGTTGAAGCTGCGGGATGGGAATGGGAAGAATAAGGGGGCGAAATGGTATCGACTGTTTGTGAAAGTAGTAACTGCATTGAGTGGCTGGTCAACAGGCCACTATAAAAGTTGACCAAATTTTTAATTGCCGAATCTAATTTAGCAATTGCAGCTTAGCTGCGGGGGTTACACAGACCTTTTTACCCAATTGTGTTGACTCCGATAATTCGGATATAGATGTTACACTTGAATCAAATGTAACGAATGGTTATAATTAACCTGACTCCGATAATTTGGATAGCTTTGTTTGTTGTGTGATAACAACAGACTAACAATGTAGATGTTATTAGTGAAGCAAGACAGGACGCGGGTTCGATTCCCGCCGCCTCCACTTTAGTGCTGTGGTGGAATTGGCAGACACTCAGGACTTAAAATCCTGTGCCTGTAAGGGGCGTGAGGGTTCGAGTCCCTCCAGCACTATTTATAAATATAGTCTTATACACGGTGAAGAAATGTCAGATTATCAAAACAAGAAAAAATTTAAGAAGCGAAAAGATAAAGAAAAGTTTGCGCGAAAAAAGATATTAGCAAAAAGAAAAGAGACTAGGGAAGAAACTAAGGTTCAGAAAATTTTAGACAAAATGCAGCATGATAATAGAGAAAGACTCACGCCCCTAAAAAAGGCTATGGATAGCTCGATGGAGAAATAGCGTGCCTAAATATTACGTTGAAAGCAATGACCTAAAAGTTGTGTTAGTCGCAAACAAGCCCTTTGAAGCCTGCATAAAAGCTATGGGGGTCTTGTTAACCAAAGACCGAAAAGAGCTTTCTGGTATTGCGATAGGGGATAAGTTTGTGGTTAGCGAAAGGGGGTTCGTATGTGATAGGAATCCTTTTGTAATTGACACGATAAACGAACATATTATAGATACAGATGAGGTCATAGATTGCCTCTAGCCCCTGTAGCTCAATGGATAGAGCAACAGACTTCTAATCTGTAGGTTGCAAGTTCGACTCTTGCCGGGGGTGCTTCTACAAAAATAATTTAACCAATAAGGATTTTATCATGGGCGGACAAACAAGTGTTCGAGAAGGCTTAATAACTTTTCTAATTTCTTCATTTCTTATCGTTTCTTTGTTTGCATACTCTTTCTTTAATATAGTTTTTGAGAACAGGAAGCTAAAAGAAGAGTTAACCTCTTTTACGGTGAAGGAAGAAATGAAAACTCCTGAAAGTCTAGAAGAAGAAATAAGCAATATTTATATACTTTTAGAAGGGCAAACTTCCCATATTAGAACTATAATGAATATGGCAATCAGAAATAATCACTACGAATCGCCGCACTCAGCAGAGCATCATGGCGTTTCCTGCCCAGAATGTCTGGAGATTTATCAGGAGGTTGTCAAAGCTACCCCAAATTTGCCGGGGTATAATGGTGAACGCTTCGATAAATTTTACAGACTTCCCGTAAAGGAGGCTATTAAAAATGCCAACTAGTGTACACGAAGCAAACAAGATGTATAGGATAATTATAAAATACGTTGACCTTGAAACTGCTCAAAATCTTGTTGAAGAACTTAATGATGAAATTGGCAAGCCTGCCAAGAACATGTCTCTTAAAGTAAGCCTACAAATGCTTTTCAATTTGTTTCATCCCCCCCAAAAAGATTGTGCGGGACTTCACCACGACGATTAGGAAAATGGATAAATACCAAGTAGACATAGAAGTTGGGGGGGGTGTAATTACGTCAGAAGTATTGGCCAGCAGCGACCTAGAAGCATCCCAGATGTGTTTGCTGGAAGCTAGGTGGAACAATCCAAGCCATAGTAAAGAAGATTTTGAGGTTTTAAAAACAACAAAACTTACCAACACACACATGCTCAGACTTAGAGGTAAAGATTAATAGTGAAAACGATAGGGCTAATAGGATGTGGAGTAGTTGGCACAGCCGTTAAAGAGGGCATGCTCCACGCTTTTGATGTTCTTTGTTACGACATTAACGGGGAAAGCAATTGCGACAGTATAAAAGAGGTAGTGCAAAAGGTCGATGGGCCTATCTTTATTTGTGTTCCAAGCCCGATGCTTCCAAGTGGTAGTTGTGACACTTCAATAGTAGAGAGCGTTGTAGAATTAATCAACGAAGAAGCAAAGCTACAAGATGTAGCGACAACTATTGCTATTAAATCGACGGTTGTGCCGGGAACCACGCAGGCATTATCTGAAAAATATGTACACTGTAGTATTTGTTTTAATCCTGAATTTTTAACTGAGGCTAATGCAGTTGAAGACTTCAAAAATCAGGACAGAATAATTATTGGTGGCAGCTATGATATTTTAGATAGCGTAAGTCAATGTTATCAGAAAGCATATCCTAAGATTCCTATATGGGAAACATCTTCGACCGTGGCTGAAATGGTGAAGTATACCACTAATGTACATCTTGCCGTAAAAGTGGGATTAGCCAATGAGTTAAGTCAGATATGCCAAAAGCTTGATATTCCTTATAACAAAGTTGTTCAGCTTGCGACCATTGACAAGAGGCTTGGAGACTCCCATTGGAGCGTTCCCGGCCCAGACGGAAAGAGGGGCTTTGGTGGAACATGCTTTCCCAAGGATTTAAACGCCTTAATTAATAGGTCTATTGAGCTTGACGTAGACCCTTCTATAATGACCGGAGTATGGAAGAAAAATAGTGAGGTAAGGAGATAAAGTGGGTTCAATAGGTTTGTGTATAACGATAGTATGCTACGGTGTAGCAGCCTATGATTCTTATAAAAAGGGCAGGGTTGCCTTGTCCGTAGTGTTCATATCTTACGCAATAGCCAACCTAGCCTTTATATATGAGCTACAGAAAAGTTCTGGCGACATACAATGAGAATTATAGAAGACATAAAATTAGATTTTCAAGATGTTCTAATTAGACCACAAAGGTCTGCAACGGCGAGCAGAAAAGAAGTGGACATTATCAGAACATTTAAGTCAAGAAACTCTAATCAAGAGTGGCAAGGAGTACCCATACTCGCCGCAAACATGGATACTACTGGCACTTTTGCTATGGCAGACAGTCTTGCTAACCATAACATGGGAACATGTCTCCATAAACATTATTCAATAGATAACCTGTGCGAGTTCATAAAACAAAGAGCTGGCTCCCACTATTTTTTTTACACGCTGGGAACAGGAAAGAAAGATAGAGAAAAATTAAATCAGATATCAAGCAAGGTTTCCATTAATAATATATGTATAGATGTAGCTAATGGGTACACAGACTACTTTGTAAATAGGGTTGCCGAAATAAGAGCGCAATTCCCTAAAGCTATACTTATGGTTGGAAATGTATGCTCTCCAGAAATAGTTCAAGAATTAATCTTGCAAGGTGGGGCAGATATAGTTAAAATAGGTATTGGGCCGGGAAGTGTGTGTACTACTAGATTAATAGCTGGCGTAGGATACCCACAGCTTTCTGCCGTAATAGAATGTGCAGATGCGGCACATGGTCTTAACGCTCATATTTGTGCAGATGGGGGGTGCAAAACTCCGGGGGATGTAGTTAAAGCGTTTGGGGCAGGCTCAGATTTTGTCATGTTAGGTGGCATGCTAGCTGGAACCGATGAATGTGAAGGGGAGTGGGAATGGGAAAATGACCTTCAATGGTTAGAACCAAAAGACAAGCCATTCGTCGCAGGGAAGATTGAAGTTGACCAAGACGGCAAATTACGACAAAAAAAGAAGTCGCTAAAGTTTTATGGAATGTCAAGCTCAGCCGCTATGAATAAACATAGTGGCGGGGTCGCAGAATATAGAGCAACAGAAGGGGAAGCTAAAAGGGTTCCTTATAAGGGGCCAGTGAAGGAAACCGTACATCAAATTTTAGGAGGAATAAGAAGTGCTTGTGCTTATGTCGGAGCAAAGACACTGAAGGATTTTAGCAAAAGAACAACATTCATAAAAGTGAACAGGGTAAAATGATTGATTTTTTAAACGTAACCAAGTTTTTAATTATACTTACGTTTTGTGTTGTCTTTGTCTGGGATAGCATAGTAATGTTTTATGCTAAGGACTTAAACGCAACACTTAGTTTTTCTATATATACAATTTCTAGGCAGCATCCTATTGTGCCTTTTATAATAGGGGTTCTGTGCGGTCATGTATTTTGGCCGCTACGCAGCTAAACGGCAGCATGCAAAAAACAATCTCGAAACTTATATCTGATGGTAAAGATATATTAGCTGCCGATGAAAGTACGCCTACAATAAAAGGGGTGTTATGAAAATAAGCTCGGATATTGTAGAAGCAACAGAAGCTGCCGCCATTGCCGCATCAGAATGGATAGGCTCTGGAGAAAAAGAGCTTGCGGATAAAGCCGCCACAGAAGCGATGCGGGAGAAGCTCAACACAGAGATAGAGATTGCCGGTAGAGTTGTTATGGGGGAGGGGGAAAAGGATGAGTCCTTTGGCTTGTTCAAAGGCGAAACCGTGGGTAAAAAAGCAAAGACTTGGGAGGCCAACGGTTCCACATACAGGCTTCGATATGGAACCAGAGAACCAACATGGCTCGATATTTCTGTTGACCCGATAGAAGGAACAACTCAGACCGTTACCTCTGGGCCAGAGGCCATGTCAGTCATATCTGTAGGCTGTCCATCTTCCATGTTCTATACTGGATATTACTATATGAACAGGATAGCATACGGAAAGAAGATTAAAGATAAGGTTGAGCTTTCTTTAAGAAACCCGCTAGAAGAAAATCTTAGACTCGCCTCTTTAGCAACTGGAAAGCTAATTCCAGAATTAATGGTGTGCGTTCTAGATAGACCACGACACTCTAAGGTCATACAAAAACTTAGAGACCTTAAAGTAAGAGTAAAGCTTATCAGAGATTGCGACATAGTTGGCGCTCTTGCTAGCTGCCTACCGACAAGCGATGTTGATTTTGTGTATGGTATAGGAGGCTCCCCCGAAGCAGTTATTTCTGCTTCTGCCATACAATGTTTAGGTGGGGGAATGGAAGCCCAAATATATGAAAGCAATGCTTCTGGTAGAGAAGACATATTCTTTTCTGCCAATGATGAAAAATGGGTTCCAGTAGGAGACATAATGCCTATGGGTAGGCTGGTATGTGGCCCAAGCATATTTGCGGCAACAGGCATTACGGATGGAACAATATTCAAGGGCGTAAAAAGAACCGCTGGGCAAATTAGAACTAATAGTTTATTCATGCGGTCTGATGTTAAAACAATACAATGGATAAATACGCACCATTTACAAAAATAAGAAAATAGCCATAAAAAAACTCTTGACTTTTTGATTTGACACTTTATACTGTAGTATAAATTGAACTTTGCTGGAGATTGAAAAATGAAGTTGACCCACTCTGAAAATAAGATTGAGCGTAGCAGAGACTTTGAAGAGTCTCAGTACACTATTGAAGCAACGGCAAAAGCATTCTCTATTCTATCTGACGGGCTGTATGCTAATAAAGTCCGTGCAGTTGTCCGAGAGCTATCTACCAATGCTCTCGACGCTCAGGTGGACAATGGTAATCCCACTGAACCTTTCAGTGTACATTTGCCTACCGAGATGGAACCCTTTTTCTCTATAAGGGATTTCGGCACAGGCTTATCTCATGAAGATTGCATGAGCTTGTATACGACTTATTTTCGCTCAAGTCGAACAGGCTCCAATGAATCCGTTGGCTGCATGGGTCTGGGCAGTAAGTCTCCGTTTGCCTATAATGATAGCTTTAGTGTGGAATCATTTTATAATGGCGAACACAAGCTTTATAGTGCGTATAAAAATGAGAAAGAAGAGCCTGTATTTGCCCTACTGTCCAGTAAGGAAACACAGGAACGGAATGGCCTTCGTGTTAGCTTTCCTGTTAACTCAGATGATAACTTTGACTTTGAGGAAGAAGCAAAACAGCTTTATACTTTCTTTGCAGTAAATCCCAATATTACTGGAAAACAAATTGAGATTAGCAGTCCCAACTACCTGATAGAAGGCGATGATTGGGCTATTCACGATGGTAACGATAGGCGCGATTACAGTTGGGATGCTTGTGCTATCATGGGAAGCGTATGCTATCCAATTAGTGCTAATATTATTGATAGCGAAGAAAAATCAATACAGCATATTCTACGTGGAAACATAGATATTCATTTTGATATTGGAGAGATAAGCGTAACTCCATCAAGAGAATCTCTATCATACAATGAGTATACCAAGAAAAATATCCTAAAGAAGCTTAATAGGATTATTGGTGAAATAGGTGAAATACTGGAGTCTAAACTTGAAGCATGTGAAACCCTGTGGGATGCCAGACTCTTATATAGTGATTTAAAGAGTTCAGACAAAATGCTAAACAGTCTTAATGGAGTGTTTGACACTAACGATGTTATGTGGCGCGGCAAAAAGATGTTTGAAAAGAACAACACCAGTATTGCAGTTTGGGAAATCACAGGCTTAGACTGTCAGAGATTCCATAAAGGATTGTGGAGAGATACTGTGCAGAATGAAAAGGATGTAGCTGCAATCCCCTCCAAGAAAGACATCCTGTTTTATCTTGATGACTTAGGCAGGGGTGCAATCAGCAGGTGTAAAACCTACATTGAAAGCAAAAGCGCAAAGGAAATTTACCTTGTAAGGGGTAGCGACGAAGCAATTAAGAGCTTCCTTGAAAAGATGGGCATGCTCCCATCTGTACTTAAAAACGCATCTACCCTTGAAAAACCCCTCTCTGGTTATTCTGGTGGGGGAGGCTATACTCGCTCTAAGGCATGTATCTATAAGCCGACCGGAGGGTGGGATACCAATAACCACTGGTCTGACGTAGAAGTTGACTTGGAAGCTGGTGGAATTTATGCAGAAATTTTCAGATACAATTATAGAGACAAGTTTGGACATGATGAACACCCCAGTCGCATATCAGCTATGCTTGATAAGCTAAAGACGATGGGCCACGAAACAAAAACCCCTATCTATGGGTTTAAGCCTACGCTTTTAAAGCAAAAAAAGTTTCAGAAGGTAAGCAGCAAATGGGTCAGGCTTGAGGACTTTGTGAACAAAATTCTTGAGTCCTGCATGGTGGAAAAGAAATGGGCCAATCGGATTAAGGATATAAGGGCGGCGTCTGGAGCTTTGCTAGGCTTCAAGTCACTAGAGAAGATTGTCAAACACACTAAATCCGAAAACCTTATCAAGCAATATGTGTCTAGGCATAAGTCGCTAGAAGAAAACCGAGAAGCATACGAAGCGGCCAAGAACTTAGCTAACTATAGCCTGTTTAGAATAGAACACGACGAAGGCTATATTCCCCTAGATGGATTAGAAGAAAGAATAGAGAAAAGGTATCCCATGCTTGACCTGTTTACTTTTAACTGGTCTACACATCGTGCCATAGACGAAGAAGATGCTGGAAAAATTTCGGAGTATGTTGACCTTATCGAGAACACCACCCCTGTTTTTGAGGAGAAGTAGGATGAATTATATCATCAGCGGCAACGGAACAATGACGATTGTTATTGATAATCAAAGCTTTAGTATTGGGCATGACCACCCAAACTACATGCCTATTAAAGAGTGTTTGGTTAACAATGACCCAGAGAGCATTAAGGCTCTTATTGATATACCCGCATCCATTCTGAACTATAGCGACGGGGATATTGATATTAAGGATGGCGTCTTGTCCTACCAAGAGGAAGTGATTCATAATACATTAACCTCACGCATTATGACAATGATGCGAAATGGTTTCCCGTTTCAGCCAATGCTTAAGTTCTTAGAAAATATTCTCAGTAACCCCTCCAATAGAGCCGTGGAAGAACTGTATACTTTTCTTGAGAATAAAAACCTGCCCATTACGGAGGATGGTTGCTTCTTGTCTTATAAGGCTCTTAGAAAAGACTATACTGACAAGTGGACGGGAGCAATTGATAATAAAATTGGAAGCATTGTAGAAATGCAGCGACGAAAAGTAGATGACAATTGTAATATGGGATGCAGCGATGGTTTGCATGTTGGGGCAATTGAGTATGTTGAGGGTTATCGGTGTGAGCATAACGAAGACCTAGTGGTTATCGTTAAGGTTAACCCAAGAGATGTAGTCTCAGTACCCGTAGACTCCGAGTGCCAGAAGGTTCGATGCTGTCGCTATGAAGTAGTGGCTGACTACGCAGGGCCACTTAAGAGCGTAATGCATAAGTCTGATGGGGGTGAATGGACTACCGAAGAGTTTGCTCAGTTTATGGATATGATGATGACGAACGAGCAAGCTCAAGAGGTAGAGGACGACGAAGATAGCTTTCAGGATAATGGTGAGTACGAATACTTTAATCCCGAAAGAAACTAAGGGGAGTCCTTGTGGAAAATAGTGGCTACGAATCTCCCCTGATTATGGCGGGGACTGTTCTTTTGGTAATTCTGTCTTGTGCTATACACCTGATAAGAAATGGGAAAGAGCTAAAAAGTAAGCGTGAATTTGAATTAATAATGTCAAAACCAATGACGTTGCCATATATACAAAAAATATCAGACACTCCTAAGCCCACTCCTATATCAGGGTCGCAACACGCCACAAGTGATGAAACTATGCAAGAGGTGATAGCTGCCCTTATTAAGATAGGTCACACAAAAACAGAAGCCAAAAAGATAGTTTCTGAACTTTGCGCAAACTCGACCTTCGATAGCTCAGAAGAGCTTCTTCAAGCAGCATTTAGCAAATAAGCCTTATTTTTAGTGTATAATAATATATACTATTACGAAAATTAAGGATGGGGGAGTCCACAAATGCTTGACCTTCGTTTTAATCGCAGAGACTTGATGAGGATTGGTAGTATTGGAGCAGGGCTTTCTGCCATAGGTCTTTCTGACCTTTATGCAGATGACGCGACCTGCCTTATTCCCAACAACAAGTCTGTAGTTTGGGTGTGGCTTGGTGGCGGTGCTACTCAAGTAGAAACATTTGACCCTAAGCCAGACGCTCCAGATAATGTTCGAGCCGTGAATGGCAGCATAATGACCAATGGTGATTATCTCATTGGGGGCGACTGGACTGGGCTGGCAGGCGTAGGTGACAAGATATCTGTGGTTCGGTCATTTGCGCATGGCAATGCTAGTCATCGCACAGCAACCCACTGGGTAATGACTGGACATAACAGTACAGATAACACGCCGCAATCTCCTGCATACCACCCTTCTTACGGTTCTATCGTGTCGTCAGCCTATGGCTCTAATCATCCTATTAGTGGCATGCCCACCTATGTCAGAGTTAATGGGATTAGCTTTGATGAAGGCGCGTGGCTCGGAAGTCAGACAAAGCCATATGAGTCTAGCGGACAGGGGGTTAAGAACCTCCAATTAAAAATCACACCAGAGAGGTTCTTGGGTAATCAGGAGCTTTTGAGTGGCTTGGACAGGCTCAGAGAGGGCGTTGACAGTGGTGCTGACGCATGGTCAGACCTTCGCAGCCAATCATACAGCATGCTTTTAGGTAAAGTGGCAGAAGCTTTTGACATTAAAAAGGAACCCCCTGCAATGTTTGCCAACTATGGCAAGGGCATAGGGGAACAGCTTCTTTTAGCTCGTAGACTTGTAGAAGCTGGCACAAAATTTGTCACCGTTCAGTATGGTGGATGGGACATGCATGGCAACATTTCACAAGCCCTCAAGGGCAAGGTTCCACCTATTGACAAGGCTTTATCAGCATTTATTAATGATATATATGCCAAAGGCATGAATAAAGATGTCCTGCTAGTAGTAACCGGAGAGTTTGGCCGCACATATAAAATAAATGGTAATGCTGGCCGTGACCATTGGCCAAGGCTGTCTCCGCTTATGCTGGCTGGTGGAGACTTTCCGACTGGTCGATTTATTGGTGAGTCTACCAGCAATGCAGAAGAACCAAAAACAAATCCAATTAATCCACAAAATGTTACTGCCACCTTGCTTAAGCATTTTGGGATAGACCAGCATACACAAAGACTTGACATGTCTGGTCGCCCTAGATATTTTATAGAAACAGATACGGAATCGGTTTTGTAATTCTTTGGAGGGTTCCTTAATAAAGGAGGATTTCTGTGGTTGCATACTTTGAAAGGGGTGCAACATGCAACGTAGGCAATTCTTATACACCAGCTTGTCTGGTTTTTACGGTCTTGAGGCTTATGGGCAAGAGGAATTATCAGAGAGCGGTTGCTCGTTCAGATGTGGAAATGTAGAACATCTGCAACGAAAAAATGCAAATAAATGGGACAAAAAACATTTAAAGTATTTCTTTTTAAATAGAGACATAGAAGAATTGGCCCTGTCAAGCTGGGATTTACAGTTTAAGCTAGCTTTTAAATCTTGGTCTGACATTTGTGGCATGACTTTTAATCAGGTTGATAATATTTTTGATTGCGACATTGTTTTTAGTGTTGGAAATAAACCATCAGAAGGCTTTGGTGAACCCGGAGACGTTTTAGCTTGGGCAGAACTACCCGGAAGCAAAAAGTTTAGTGGGCTTCTCCTGTCAAAATTTGATGTTGCCGAAAAGTGGACACTAAAGAAAGAGAACAATAGTTTTGTTTTGCGGGCCGTGGCTGCTCACGAAATAGGACACCTTTTAGGTCTGAGGCATTCCGCAGACAAATCGGCGTTGATGTATCCTTACTATAATCCCAACACAGTAACGCCACAAAAAGACGACATTTCAAGAATTAGAAAACTATACGGAAAATAATAATGCCATCAACAATTAAATTAACGGAAGCCGCAGGAGCAGAGGCTAAGCAATACCTTAAAGATACCGAAGAAAAATATCTAAGGATTGCTGTGGAGGGTGGTGGATGCTCCGGTTTCCAATATAACTTAACTGTAGGCAATGACTACGATGAGGAAAAGGATGCGTTATATCATCAACATGGTGTAGATGTTATTGTAGATAATAAAAGCGCGTTGTATTTAGAAGGAACTACGTTAGATTATTACACTGATATTTCTAAGCGTGGTTTTGTTTTCAATAATCCTAATGCCACAAAAAGCTGTGGGTGTGGGAGTAGTTTTCAGGTTTAATAGACACTTACTAAAATAGAGACAACAATGCCATCTCCAAAAAAATTTGTATACGAAGACCCCAAAACTGGTGAGCTTTTTTATTATTCCAGAAAGGGGCCGTATAAAAAGAACGGAAGACCCCTATTGTTTAAGGGCAAGGGGGAAAAATTAAACACGTCAGGCCATATTTTGAATAGGACTGTTGAATCTTATGCTGACGAAAAGGCTGGGTATCCACCCAATTGCAACGAGGGCTACGTGGAAAAAGAGGGAAAGTGTGTTCCCACAGAAGACAGCGAATAGCAAACAGTTACGAAAATAAACAGGTCGCACAAACTCTTAGGGGTTTTTGTGGCCCTTTTTTTTTATGTATCAGGCTATCTGGCCCGCTCTATAATTATTGTTGACAATAGTAAAGCCTCGCTGTTAAAATGCAGTAACCCTATTTAGGAAGGAATCATAAATGAATTCAAATGAAATGTTAGACTGTAAATTTTGGAGAGATGTGTTTTGTGAAACGGAGTTTCGCACAGGTGACACATTGCCAGAAGGCGGTCTGGTTTATATTAACATTGAACACATAAAAGACTTTTTTGAGAAATGCAAGCAAACTGATAGAAAATATACGGTAGTAAGTGGTTATACCGATTTTGGGCTAGCAAAACAAGAAGAGCATCCTGTTGGCATGGATATGATGAAATGGATTCCGTTTGTTTCTAACGAGATAGAACAAGCAGGATATACGGATTTATTTATTCCGGCTAGGTGTGATAAAGAACAGTGCGATTCTCACGACACTTATTCAGTAAAGTGTTATTCCTTTACACTTTCAACTTTTAATGAAATTCCTTCTAATATTGAAAAGTGGTATTTAGTAAATCCGATGCTAAGTCATGACAGAATTGTGGGGATTCCTATGGGCGTAGGGGAAGGCGATACCGAACTAATATCACAAGTCAAAAATGAAGAAATCAAAAAAGATAAACTTCTTTATGTAAATTGGCAAACCTATACAAACGAAAGAGTTCATCTTAAACGCCATTTTGCAAATTCAAACTTTCCTTGGGCAACCGTACAAGAGCAGCCCACTCTTCCTAAAGACGAATACTTAAGAGAGATGGCTAAACATCAATTTGTTCTTTGTCCACAGGGGAATGGGGTGGACTGTCATCGAATATGGGAGGCTTTATACTTGGGCTGTACCCCAATAGTATTGGAAAGCAAGACCACCTCTTATTTTGAAGGCTTGCCTGTAATAAGAATAAACTCTCTCTATTATATCACAGAAGAAATTCTGATGGAAATTGTGGAAAAGACAAAAGATATAAATAAAAATTATGAGAAGGCAAGCATTTCTTATTGGGCACAAAGGATTGGGGGCTGAATGGACATAAATATAATAGCACCAATAAACAGCTTAGGATACGGTGTAGTAGGGGCTAATGTGACGAAACACCTATCTAAAATTGCAAATGTTGCCCTGTGGCCCATCGGAAGCCCTGAAGCCTCCGCAGAGGATGCGGCTGTACTGCGAGACTGTGTATCTAAGGCGGGCTTGCCTAACTTCTCTGCTCCATGTGTGAGGATTTGGCATCAGCACGATATGAGTCAATTTGTGGGAAGGGGAACAAGGGTAGGGTTTCCTATTTTTGAGCTTGACCGATTTGCCCCCAACGAAACACACCATCTTAAAAGCCTAGATGAGATTTTTGTTTGCTCATCTTGGGCTAAAAAAATAGTTGTTGACGCTTTAGAAAAGGGTCACTATAGAGTTTCTGTCATACCTCTAGGGGTAGACCGGAATATATTTCCTAAAACAGATTCAAACCGAACAGAAACAATTTTTCTAAATGTTGGAAAGTGGGAAATTAGAAAGGGGCACGACGTACTAGTTGAAGCGTTCAATCAAGCGTTTAATGAAGATGACAACGTAGAACTGTGGATGATGTGCCACAATCCTTTCTATGACGTAGAAGGAAATAGGGAGTGGCAGAGCCTATATAAAAATTCTAAACTGGGAAACAAGATTAGAATAATTCCCAGACAACAAACACAAAAAGAGGTGTATAATATCATGGCGCAGTCTGACTGCGGTGTTTTTCCTAGTCGTGCAGAGGGGTGGAATTTAGAAGCTCTTGAAATGATGTCATGTGGGAAACAGATTGTCGCCACAAATTATTCCGCCCACACAGAATTTTGCAACGATTCTAACTCTCTCTTAGTTGACATCAACTCCACAGAAGATGCGTTTGACGGAAAATGGTTTAAAGGTCAGGGTAAATGGGCAAAAATTGATGATGAACAAATTTCTGACATATCAAATCATATGAGAAGCGTATACGAACAAAAAAGGTCAGGCAAAGATTTAATAAATACAGAGGGAATAAAAACCGCTGAAAAATTTTCTTGGGAAAATACCGCAAGAGAAATAGTATCCAGCCTTAGTCTTGGATAGGAGCAGAGCGATTGTCATTAAGATATAAGGTTATAGTTAATTTGGGTATTATAGCCCACAACCTAGAAGACGACAGTGCCGTCAACTTTAAAATGCTAACAGTAGGACATGGTGGCGTTCCCAGACTCGCCCTCTACGACGAGCAAAAAATAGAAGATGTTTTAAACCGCATTGTTAAAAAACACCTAGAAACCCACCCAGAGTGGCCAGAAAAACATTTCTGCTGTGTTTCCAACAGAGAAGGCAACCTCTATCTCAATTATATTACGATTATTCCAGACACGATAAAAAATAAGCTTGGGAGCTGGATAAAAATGTTTAATGTTTTAAGCAAGAAAGAACAGATAGACTTTAATTATAATGAAATCATAAAACATATCAACCTAGCCCTGACTGGAAGATAAATATCAATGGAAACCGGTGACGACTATAAAAATGAGGAACAAACGAACTCCTTTATAAAATTTTCAGTTGACAATTCTGGAGAAATATATTGTGAGTGTGAATTTTATGAGCAACACTGTGACGTAAACAATTTTGCAGACATGTTTGTTCAAGTTTTTTCTGGTGAGCTTGCCAACGGAACATTCATTTTTTTAACTGACCAGCTAATGAGACAAAACAAAGAGGAAACAGCCAGAGTTTTAACCTCTTTACTAAAAACAAAGCTCGATGGAAAAATACAGGATAAATCGGGACAAGAAGTAGTAGTAAAACCTACGGATTTGGCTAATAGAATAAACACACACAAAGAAGAGTAACCACGAAAAAATAGGAGTTTGATTATGCCTCCAGAAAAAAGAAAAATAGCGTGGGAAAAATGGGAAGCCAAGGAGCCAGAAGTTTTAGAAGAGACTTATACACAAGAGCCTGTTGACGAAGCAATTGACGAAGCATTATCTCATGGGAACATACTCTTCCAAGGGTCTGACTTTGGAATGAACCCGTTTAACATGATTTCAACGCCGATTGGCTTTTTTCATAACGAGGACGTTAATCGTCCAGACAAACAGTTTGATTGTTGGCTTGGATATACAAATTTTGAAATCACAAACCAAATTAAATCAGAAATAGAAAGGACAGAGGGCATAGAGCTTTTATCTATTTTAAGTAGATATAGATTTTTTGTTGGTATAGGAAAGCTATTTACTTTCAATGGTTGGGATGGAATTAGAATTAAAATTGAAAGCACTATAACCCAAACATCAGAAGAAGAAGAACAAGACAGTAGAATTTGCGAGGAAACATACGAAATAATTGAAACAATAAAAACACAAGTTCAAACAGATAAATATTGGGCTATTTTTGTGTTTCCCAACGGGGAATATGATTATGTTAGCTCGAACAATATGGACGAAAATTTTATCAAAAAGCTTTCTACATTTAAGCTTGCTAGAGATTTTTCCGGGGGAGTTATTGTGAGTTCGGAGGAACAAAATGAACAAAATGAGCAAAGCGAAGGACAGGGAGTTTGAAGAAGCTCTAAAGGACGAAGACAATATAAAAATAATAAATCACGTTTGCAAGAAATATATAAGTAGAATATCCGCAGAAGACCTGCATAGATGTAAGCTTGTTGCCCTGTGGGACGCCCTAAGAAATTTTGACTCCGAGAGAAAAGTAAAATTTACATCCTTTTTGTATAATTGTATAGATTGGGAATGTAAAAGACAGCTATCTGAATACAAAAAAGCCAAAAGAATCTCTACTAATCTTTCTGTGGACGGAGACTGTGAAGATATAAATATCTGCGAAACGCTGGATTGGATTGACTCACTTCCAGAAAAGCTTGCAATAGCAATAAAACAAAAATTTATATATGGGTATACAGTACAGGAAATTGCTAAAAAAAATAATTATAGCCGGGAAACGGCTAGGCAGTATGTCCAAAAAGGCATAGAGAAACTAAAAAAAAGACACGGTTAATTTAAAAACCGTGTATAATATGCTAGGAACTGGAACTAATTATAGGAAAAAATGGGACTATAGCTGGCCATTTATCAATACGAGGTAATAAAAATGGCAATTCCTTATCAAGCAGTTACAAGCGGCAATGAAAAGATAAACGGTGGAGTCATCCTTCACGGCGGTACTATTGCTGATTCAAAATGGACTGGTAAAAGTCTTCGTGACTTCGCTGAAGATAGTGGTTGGTCTATGGGTTATGGTGCAAAAGTCATTGCTTTAACCGGTACTGCGTCTGCAACTGGCGTTCAGACGGCTAAAGGTTCAGGCACGTTGGCATATCAGCCCACTCCCGAAGACCCTCAGTTTTTAATCAGGGGTTATAGCACTAAGATTAATAACATCACAACTTCCATGCTTAGAATTGTTGGTTCTGATACTCAGTGGCGACAGGCTGACAAGAGAGGCCGTCAGAAAATGTATGGCTCCAAGAGTATCACGGCGCTTACCGATGGTGCTTGGGACGCAACTGGTATTTCTGCACAGAGAAGCAACTGGAACAGTTCCGCTTCTTCTAGCGTTACCGGTGGCATCGTTGCCATTCTCAACGCTACCTTTAAGCTTACCACAGACAACACCACCAATTCTAGCGACGATGCTGTTTGCAATGTTCGCAGTGAAACTGGTGCTGACCGTGGTGAATTGGTTTACATGTTTGGGGCAAAGCTTCCTAAGCAAGATGACTACAAACAGAAAACGGGCTAACGCCCTTTATTTGGGGGAGGTGCGCGGGTGCAAACCCGCCTCCTCTTTTTTTTTATAAATGAGATAAAATGCCTGAGTCTATCCTAGAGGTTCCCGTACTAGCTGCGATTGTCGCAATCGTAATAGCGTTGGGAAAAATTATTGAAGTATTAATTGTAAAAGCTATGCCTAAAAAATCCGTCTTAACCGACGAAGAAAGGGACTGGATGAGAAGCGCACATGAAATACTAGATAAATGTGATTCAGACGGTACACCATTAGCATATATTCCACGAAGCTGGGCTGAAATACAAAAAGATATGCAGAGTGTCATGACACAAATAGTTGGCGACCAGAGACGGATAGCAGACATTTTGGAACGAATAGATAAGAAATTAGATAATTAAGTTTAAGGAATGGAAGGATTTACAATGAAAAATAAGTTTCTGGCAGTAGTCATGCTCTTAGGTCTTTTTTTGCAGGTCTCTATTGTTAAGGCCAATGACCTCTATGAACACCTGCAAAAGGTTTCTGTTACCATTAAAGCTAGCTTTAGCGAAGGCTCTGGAGTTCTCATAACCAGAGAAGTAAAAACTGGCCCCAAGACAACTGAAAAAATTAACTTTGTGTGGACTGCTGGACACGTCATAGATAGCTTGCGCTCTGTTAGAACCGTAATTGTGAACGGTCAACAAAAAAGATTGGTTGAATTCAAAGATGCTCAAATAGTTAAAGAACTAACAGAGAATGGTCGCAGAGTTGGCGAATTGAAAATGGACGCCAAGGTAATAAAATACAGCGATGCTGACAACGGAGAAGACTTAGCCCTGCTGATGGTAAGAAAAAGAAGTTTTATTGATGTAGACGCCCAGTTCTTCCTAGAGGGAGATAAAATTACTCCAATCGGCACAGAACTGTATCATGTCGGCTCTCTGCTTGGACAGCAGGGCGCTAATTCTATGACCCGTGGAATTATGTCTAAGGTAGGCAGAGTGCTTAATCTTGGCAGCAGCGGGGGCATTGTGTTTGACCAAACAACAGTAACAGCATTTCCGGGTTCTAGTGGCGGCGGAGTGTTCTTATCTGAAGACTCTGGTGACAACACCGGCAAATATGTAGGCATGCTCGTTAGGGGGGCAGGCGAAGGTTTTAATTTTATTGTGCCCGTAAGAAGGATGCATTCGTGGGCAGAAAAGAATAATGTTTTATGGTCTTTAGACACTAATGAAGATGTTCCGAGTTTGAGCGAGATACTTAAGCTTCCGATTGAGGGGTCATCGAACAAGAAAGACGAAAAGGATGAGGAAAAAAGTACGGAAGGCGAGATAAACGAGTTTCCGTTTCTTATTAGAATTAGTCCTAAGTAACACTTTTAGGGGGGCATTAAAATGTCGAAAATTTTAGATTTACTTAAAAGAAAGCCTTTGTTGGCTGTCGGTTTAGCAATTGGTGTATACTTCCTTGGCATCTCTAGAGGATGGTGGGTAGGTATTTTTTAAATAGGTAGTTAAAATGGCAGAACAAGAAACTTATCATGACAGGCTGGCTAAGATAGAGAAAGAAGAGGCTAGGGCGGCAAAGAAAAAGGAAAAAGAAGATAAGCCCAAGGGCTGGGATAAGAAAAAGGAAAAGCTCACAGAAAAGTTTGAGATTTTGCAAAACAAGCCTCGCCCCCTTAAAGAGCTTTTATTGGCATTAGCTAAAGCCCTAAAGTGGTTGACGATAGCGTCAGCCGTAGTTGTAGTCCTATGGAAATTTATCATTCCCTTGTTTTAAGACAATAATATGGACTGGCAGAAACTACACGACGATGCAATATTGGTTGACCTTCATAGTCATCCCTCACTCAAATCCTCTATGTTTCATAGAAACCTAGATGGGAAGAAAACAAGGCTTCTCTCTAGACTCTTTAAATCCTCTTTTTGGCCCTTCAGCGAAAGAATTACGTTCCCCAAATTAGAAGAGGGCGGGGTAGATGTTCTTCTTTCTACTGCATATGTTCTAGAGCAAGGGTGGATAGATGACATAAAGCTAATTAAATTTTTACTGTGGGTATTCTCAAGTGTTAGAAAAAAGATAGTAGACCCCACATATTTTGATACTACTAATATGATGCTTGACAATATGGAAGATGAGGTTGCTTTATATAATGCTGCAATTGACATGGCCGGTTCGGACGACAAGCATGTAAGAATGGCAAAATCAGTAGAAGAATTACTGCAAGGGATAGTCGCAAATGAAACATGCATTGTTCATTCCATAGAAGGCGCTCACAGCCTCCAAGGAATTGAGTCTGGCAAAACCCTTGATGATGAAATAGCGTTTGACAGAGAAGCTATCGAAGTAGAGCTTCTGAATAATTTAGAACATTTCTACAACAGGGGTGTTGCCTATCTAGGGCTGGCTCATTTTTATCCCAACCAATGTGTTTATCCAGTTTTTCCATATCCAGAATATGGCCTAAAACATATACCTAAAGACGCTCTAGGGAGATGGGACTCTACACTTGGCTTAACTACAACGGGAGAGGCTGTAGTAGAAAAGATGCTAGAGTTAGGCATGATTGTTGACGTTACTCATTGTACACCTAAAGCTAGAGCTAGGGTTTATGAGATAGCAGAACATCATCGCAAACAGTCCTGCATCATGGCAACACACACCGGGGCTTATGAAATAAATAGAGATTTATATAATTTAGAAGATTGGGAAATCAAGTGGATAAGCGATAACGGTGGGGTTATTGGTGTCATTTTTATGAATTACTGGCTTTCACCGATTGATACCAAGCTTGGGCTGAAATACCTCTTGCAAACAATCGAACATGTGATTAATATAGGTGGAGAGGGCGTGATAGGCATAGGGACAG